TGCCAAATGGTTGAAGAATAGTTGGCCTGAAAGAAATTGTCAGTTAAATTAGATTGTGCCTTCAGATGGTCTTGTGGAAAAGGTCATTTGCATGTAGCCAGATGGTTGAAAAATAGTTGGCCAGAAATAGATCATCGGGCTAATTCAGATTGGGCATTTACATCAGCTTGTGAAAATGGTCATTTGCATGTGGCCAGATGGTTGAAGAGCGAATGGCCAGATATAGATCATCGAATTATGGCAGATGTGATATTTAGTTCAACTTGTGCTAATGGTCGTTTGCATGTTGCTAAATGGTTGAAGAAAAATTGGCCAGATATAGACCACCGAGGTTATTCAGATTGGACATTTATATTAACTTGTATGAATGGTCATTTGGATGTTGCTAAATGGTTAAAAAACACCTGGCAAGATATAGACCATCATGTTAATAACGATGATGCATTTAGATTAGCTTGTAAAAATGGTCATTTGTATGTGGCCAGATGGTTGAAAAATAACTGGCCGGATATAAATCATAGAGTTGAATCAGATTATGCCTTCAGATGGGCTTGTCGAAATGGTCATTTGCATGTTGCTCAATGGTTGAAAAATAGTTGGCCGGATATAGATCATCGGGCATCAGATGACTGGGCATTTAGATCAGCTTGTGAAAATGGTCATTTGCATGTTGTTCAATGGTTAAAAAATAATTGGCCTGAAATAGATCATCAGGCATTGAATAACAGTGCTCTTATTTTAGCTCGTGAAAATGGTTATCTATATGTGACCCAATGGTTGAAGAATAATTATCCAGAAAGAAATTGTCAGTTAAATTAGATTAAGATGGCTCATATCATTAATAAAATTAATATATGATTTCAAGTCTTAATATCTAATATATTTCGAATTCCAATTCTTTTTAATACATATTTTATTATTATAAATAAGTTTATGTCTTATATTTCCCTTATTAAAATATTTTATTATTTTCAATTGAAAATTATAAAATTTAAGAAAATTATTTACTTTTGAATAAATATTAAATATGTATCTTAATTGTTTATTTTTATTTTCCCAGTTTAAACAAATTAAATTTCCAGATGTTGTCCAAATATATTCAATAAATTGTTTATTAGGATGATCATATTGAAATAAATCTATCTCTAATGGGCCATATAAATGTGTATCATCTTCGAATAAATATTTTTTAGGTCGATCAAATAAACACATTAATCTAGTATGAGATCCTCCTTTTTTAATTTGATAAGAAAAATTAAAATTCATACTTATATACATAAATAAACAGTTCAAATTTTATAAAAAATAATTAAATAATTTCTATCAAATTTGAATTATTATTATTCACATTATCATGGATTTTCAGTATATTAGACATTATACTAATAAATATGTTATATTGTCTATTCATCAATATCAACCTATTTATGAGTTAAAGCATATTAAACATATACCACAAAACCTATATACTGAAATTTTTGTGAAAAAATTGGACAATACTTTACATATTACAACATATCAATATCGAATTACAGGTAATCTCAAGACATTTCAATATCGAGATCAACAATCAGTAATATATAATATTAATTATTTTGATAATAATATATCTCGAATTTATAATAAGGTTTCTAATATTTTATATAATATTGGTTTTTATGATAATGGGCATTGCTCAGATAAAGGTATAGAAAAAAATAATCAAATTCTTTATAAACTAATTTGGAATAATAATAATATTAAATGCACAATAAATCAAATTGATTAAAATAAGGATATCATTTAAATATACTTGTTGAAACCTCAATAGTAACACGTGTATGAAATCTTATATGCTAAACTATTGAAAGAAATAAATAGTCCATGTTGCACATTCCATATAAAAATATTAATTTATTAATTCAATTGAGTCTGATAACGATATGGCTATTTTGAGGAATTAACTTATATGCTGATAATATTTCAGATATTTTAATTTGTTTTTTTTTGTGTTAATCAATATTTTTTAAAATGATTATGATCTAATCTAGTGATTGATATTAAGTACATTGTGTTTTCAATATTATTAATATATTGAATTAGTTTTTATCTAACGTAGGTAATATCAGTGAATATATAATGGCTGAGTAATTAATGAAAAAATCATCTATAGCTTCCATCATATGTCAATTCTATTATACACTTAATTCATTATTTAAACTCTTTACGTTAAATATTTTTAATTTTTCTCATTTTTTATATTAACAAAATGTATTATAAATATTATCATTCTTTTAATCTTGTAACCATTCTATTGCTAAAAACAGCCCCGCTCATTTCTTTTGTGCTATTACCATCTGATTGGACTTGAAGATTAATTTTATCATTCGTATTTAAAGTATAAAATCCTTCATTATTCAATGTATTAGTATTATAAGCACCATTAACACAAAATGTAGTATCTTTTAGATTGACATCTAATTCACTTGCAGATCCACCACTTGGTGTCACAAATACATTACATCGTGTGGACCATGTGCCTGAATCACTTCCTTGTAATGTACATTTATACCATATTCGATATGTACCGGCTTTTAATACCGTTATGTCATAAGTTGTCATATTAATGGAATATCGTGATGTATCGGCATTCCCTGATGTATCAAATGGAACAACGGACCAAGTTGTATTAATTGTTATATTATAACCACTAGCTTGAAAATTTTTTCGCATAAAGGCATATTGATGTAACTTTTGCCAAGATGGATTAGTTGAAGATCCTTCAATTCTCAATACTTGACTACTTGTACCTATTGATCCTAGAGATGTAAGTTGTCCTGAGGCTCCTCCAAGAAGAAGCTCATGTTGATTAATAGTTGATGAATAAAAATATTTCCATCTTTTTGTTGAACTACCTAGATTATGAAAATTATCATTACCAGGTTCAGTATGTTCATTAGTTGTTAATATTAACCCATCAGTTCCATAATTCGATGTTGTTTTACCATATCGAAATCTTATCCATGAAGAAACAAAATGAGTTTCACCGGACCCCGAATAAAGATAAGCTAGTGATGTTAAAGTATTACTTCCACCAACTAAGACTGCTGTAGCATCAGTCATTTGAATATCTTGTGTTAAGGATAAAATACCATTGGATAATATTCTAGCACGTTCTATTCCTCCTGTGGAAAAGGCTACTTCATTTGTAGTTGGTAGAGATAGGCCATTTCCTTCATTACCACCACCCCCATTAAATGTAATACCTGGTAAAGCTGTTGATCCAGTATCGGCATATACTGTTCCACCATTAAAATAATTTGTTGCAGTAATAATACTACCATTAACAAATGTTCCAGAAACAATTCCTCCGGATAATTTAGCTGCGCCAGTACTATCTTGAACTGTGCGCCTTGTATTGTGCCGCTAGCTGTTGCATTAACTAAGCCGGTAATAGAACCAGTGGTTAATGTGGCAGTTCCATCGGTGATACTAGTACCCTGTATTGTGCCAGATACTTCTAATGGAACAGCGGGTGTATCCGTACCAATTCCTAATCCAGTGATTGTAAAACCAGCCAGTTTTGTTCCTCCAATAGCAAAGGATAATCGATCAGCTCCTTCACTAAATAAACCTGTATTTAAATCGCCTTGAAATGTGAGGCTTGGTACAGTTACTGATCCAAGTAAAAGCTGCAATTGTTGTGTGGCAATATGATTACCAAGATTATCTGCTGCAGCTGTAGTAAGATCTAATTCACCAGAAGTCGTGGTTTGCCAAAAAAGTTTATCTTGCCCAGATTTTTTATATAAATAACCTTCAGTAGAAGTTGATGGAGTTGGTGCAGTCACATCTGAAAATTTAAGCGGTACATTAGCTGATACTTCATTGGCTGTCATTGTACAACGAACTTGCCCATCGACAGAAAATCCTAATGTACTTGGCGAGCTACTGGCACAATACATTCCCATAGTAGCATTATCTTTAAATGTGTACGTTGGTGAATTAGCACTACCACAACCGACAGCAAGTATTTGATTTGCTGTAATATTAGTAGTTGTGACGAGTGATAGAGTTTCATTTGACATTTAACTATATATTATAATTTATTTTGATGATATCTATATATTTAAATAGATATAATTGCACATTAAAATTGAATTTATACATAATAATACAATTGTATTATGTTACAATTTCTTGATTATTTTTGTACTGATATGGGATCATTATTTTATGAATATCGAAGAATTACAAAATTTGATACTCAAAATAAAAAAATATTAAGATTTGTAATCGATCAAACTGGAAATAATATAATAACTGAAAGTTATCCATATCGATCCACGGATGAGGAGATAAAATTTATTATGCCATATATAGATGAAAATATTTCAACATATAAACAATCTATGAAGCTATCAGACGCATCTCAGTCAAATATAACTGACCAATGTTATGACCAAAAGGTGCAACAAATGAAATTAGTTATGAATATAAATTTTCAGACTAATACAGTAGAGCGATATACAGTAAACTGTAATAATAAAAAATTTGGAGATTATCGACAATGGGATTTTAATACACGACAATTAATTTGTAAAAAAAAATATTACAATGATGTATTGTCTGGAAATTACCATACTTGGTATAACGATGGAACACCATTATGTTCATGTAAATATAAATATGGTCATTTATATGATAAATATATATCATGGTATCCGAATGGTATAATTAAAGAGATAAAGTATTATAGGTATAATTCGTCGCTTAAAGTATCATGTTTAAATGGAGAATATAAATTATTTTATCCAAATGGTAAATTACAATTATTACATTATTATAATCAATGTGGCCAGATTATTGGTTATGCTCGTGAATTTTATGATGATGAATCACTTAAAATAAATAAATTTTATCAATATCAAGTTGAAGCAAATGTTGACCCATATTGTATTAATAAACCATTATCATTTATTAAAACAATTAATATTAATGTTTGCGAAAAAGGAGAATTACAATGTTATTTTAAATTTTCGAAATATATGTGTATTGAATACAAAGAAGTTATTAAAAATTGTAATGCGAATATTATAAAACATATTATTATTTATGAATCTTCACTAACGGAAAAACATATTCATTATTATACAAATGGTAACATATCATTAAGTTATTATATTACACGGAATGGATTTTATATTGGGCCATATTATGAATTTTATGAAGATGGCAGTCCAAAAATTACTATGATTTATGATCATAAAGGTAAATGCGTATCCGATATAATGATATATTCCCCAAATGGCCAAATACAAAGTCGATATTTTATAAATGCAGATTCTGGACAATGGTTTAAATATGAAGAATATGATGAAAATAATCAATTACAGAAATGTATATTTCGTTTTGAGGGATATTATGAATTTTTATTATATGATAATAATAATATTCATATACATGGATATTATGATAATAATATGGATATTATTGGTTTATATGAGGAATTTGATAATGAAGGACATCGTGTGAAGCAACTTCTTTATGATAATCCAGGATATGATGAAGTTAATCAGTCATACGTGGAATCAACAATAGATATTTAAAAAATATAAAGTTAACTAAATTTTTATTAATTTTCATCGTATCCATCAAAATATATACTTTTATCATAGTTACGACAACCATGATGATAATACTGACGATAAGAGATCTCTCCTTTATTATTATATACATCGAATGTACCATGTAAATTATTATTAATATAATATCCTATGCTATATAGGCGACCTATAATATTAATATGTTTATATAATCCATATTTTTTATTTACTTTATAATTATAAAATGTTTTTATATTACCAGATTTATGATATTTAATAGATTTATTATGTTTATTATTTAAATAATAATAAGATGTAATTTGTTTTTTTGGAATATAGTTTATAAAAATTCTATGTTCATTTTTTTCATATTGAATATATTCTATTAAATCACCATTTTTGGTATATTTATAAATATTTGAAATTTTATTAGTTTGATGATCATATGTATATATTATTGTACTAAAAGCACTATATACATATTTTTGATATAATAATTCCATATTAATATGATTTAATTTGCATTTCATTTTTTACGATAAAGACCATAATATGTATTCATGGGATTTTTAATGTCATGGAAAGTATAGATATTTTTTTGTGGAACTAATGGACGACGATCTGGACTACATTGATGTTGAACAAATCCGTGTTCATTTAATTTTTTAGTCCAATTACTCTGTGTTCGATAATAGGCAAGATAATTACCACAAAATCGTAACATTTCTTCTTTTTCCGGCCAAACTCTGGCATATAATCCATGTTGGATATCTAATAAACTGGCAAATGCTTCATTTGGACAGTCGTGTTCCCTAATAAGGAGTAGTCCATTATTTTTTAAAACCTTAAAAACATTATTTAAAAGTTTATCAACATTCTCCACATGATGAAGTGACATAAGCATTAAAATTAAGTCAAATTGATTTGTATCATAAGGTAAAGTATCTCCAGCACAAACTGTAAATATCATATTTTGATTTTGATCAGTAGTAGGTATTGGTCGAATATCACAACCATGTACATTTGTTGGATGAACTTGAAGTTTTTGTCCAAGCAAGGCCACTGTTTTTCCTTCAGCACACCCAATATCTAAAATACTATCTGCTGTATAATTACGTGGTAATATTTCTATAATTTGATTAACATGATATTGTTCACGATCATATATATTATTTCGATTTCTTATTCTATTATATTCATAACTTGGTTTAATTACGGTATGATATAATATTCTTAATTCAGTATATATTGTTTCATCATCTACGTTTTGAGCAGCTAATTGCTCTACTTTGTTTATCATTTGATAATGACCATTTGGACATCGATATATATTATATCCTAATAATTTCTTTAGTCTTTCATATATATAATATTGATCAATAATTAACGATGAATTCGATGGCTTTAATTTCCAAATATCAACAAAATTAGAAGATATGCGATTAACAGATTTAGATATAAATACATCAGTTAGATCATGAGTATTAATATTCGATGTCATTAATTGATCTTTAACCCAAAGGTATATATCATATTTATTATCTTGATCATATATAATTATTTTTTTTTTCATACTAAAAAACTGTTTTATTTCATAAAATAATACATCTGGCGGTATACAAGAAATGTCATCTGAATATGATTTTTTTTCATTAATATTTATGGGTGTTTGATTTATAGCTGACTGATTTATGGATGCGTGTTTTGTGTTTTTATTTATGGATGATTGATTTGTGTTTTTATTTATGGATGCGTGTTTTGTGTTTTTATTTAACAAACACTGATTATATTTTTTTGTATCTTGATAGATAACTACGAATACAGAAAAGTTTTTGATATATTTAATATTTAATTGATTTAATTTATGTAATTTTAATATGGCTGTGGCGCGATTATAAAATTTATATGATTTATTCCAAGATGTAGTAATTAAGTGAAAATTAATATTATTCCAAATATAGTTTTTTCGTTTATGATATTGTATTGAATATACTTTATTAAAGGCACTATTAATTTTAATATCATCTAGTGCAGTTATAATATTTGGATCATGAGTATTTTCAACGAGATCAAGTGAACTTGTGACGCTTTGATTATATGAATATGGAGATCGATATGTATCACGAATTTCTATAGTTGTCCTAAGAATTTTCTTCCAATTTATAGTTGACAACATATTTAAGTATATACTATATATATATTCATTTTTATGATGTTATAAAATAACTTTTTTTAATACTACCATCGGGATTAAATTCTTCATATGGCCCAAATAATTGATTATTATTATAATTACATCGCTTAATTAAATGTTGATCAATTGTATCAAACTCCTCATATAATCCTGTTAACTTTCCATTCATATAATAACATTTTTTATATATTTGTCCTTGATCATTATAATTAATATAAATGCCATGTAATAAATTATTTTGATAATGTGCATAAATTTGAAGATTATTATTTATGTCAAATTCTTTATATAATCCATGTTTTTCGCCAATATCATTAACATAATACTGTCGATAAGGATTTCCATTTTGATAATTTTCGATAACTAATTTTTCTTGAGACATTTATATTATTTGTATAAAAAAAATATTAATATAATCTATTATAAAAGCACTTTAAAAATCTGACTTTAATTATAATAATAAAAAAAAGGTCTTTGATCACAAATATAATAGTGATTTTCGGATACCCATTGATTTATATCTGAAAATCTTTGTTGCAGCCATTTCTTAAATTGACTAGATTTAGTTAATCTAATGATTTCATAGTTATTATGCTTCCAATTAATAACTGGCGATAATAATAATTTATTATATATATCAATCATAATTTGAGATGAGTGTATTTGACATGCTGTTTTTATTGTGAAATATGCCCATTTTGGTTGACGTAAACGATTTACAATTATCGGAATAGTTTTAATCCATTCAATTGATGAATAATGATTCACAATCATATGTATAAATAAGTGGTTTATATTGTCGGCTTGTGTATCGGTATACTGTTGATATAGATATATGGCATTAATTTTATCACAGTTTATTGCTGCTCGTATAGCATAATGATTATATGCATAAATATCAATTGTTAAATTAGATAATAATAAATCCAGTATATGTAGAGTTCCTTTATTTTCGCATGCTCGACATAATAGTTTATTAATATTTGGGTTATTAATTTTTTGTTTTGTGTCAATTAACCATTGTAAAATATCTGTTTTATTTCCTGTAATAATATCCGATAGAATCTGAGATTTATTATAAGTATAATCGACTTTATAATTATGATTATATAAATGTTTTAGAATATCCAAACGATTAAAATATGATGCTACACGTACAAATTGCCAAATGTGCTTTGATATATTTGTTTTTTCTAAAAATAAGTCAACAATTTCAATAGTTAGATTATTCCAAATATTTAAATATTGTAATTTATTATTATAATTAATTAAACCATATGTATAATATGGATATAATTCCAATAAAAATTTAATATAATCTATTTTATTATGTTCTATAAGAATAGTAATGAGTAAATCAAGAGTTTTATTGTCTATACATCTGTCAAAAATACATATATTCTGATTTTTATAAAGCCAGATCATGCTTTCATAAGTTAAAGAACCGTTTTTAATATTATTAATTTGATGCTGTTCAGAAATACTTTCAAATATTTGATCTGGAAAATGATCTATAGCCCATTGTAAAGTCGTTAAATCTGATAGATGAATAAATTGTTTATAATTATTAAAAAGATGTATTTCAGCACCATTTTGTATAGCTAAATAAACAATATGGATAGAAATAGAACTATCATTATTATGTTCTAATGAAAAGTAATTAAGAATTTGTTTAACTGTAAAAGAAAATTTTTTAATAATATATTGTACAATTTTAATTTGATTTGACTCTATGGCATACCGACATATTTTTTTAAAATATGTATTATGTACAATCATATGGTTAAAATTCCGATTATTAATTAAATAATCGGCAATATCGAATCGACCCATATAACAGGCATCACAAATATTAAAAATGTATTGTTTAATCGGCATAACAGTTTTACTTAAAAACCACTGAATATTATTTAATGGCATTGTTTTAATTTTCATATATAATGGGTCTAATAAAGCTGAATCTAATTTAATTTTAGGATATATTTGGTATAATATTTGTAAAATACTGGCATCGGCATGCCATTGTAATTTCTTAAATAAAATTATACATTGATTTGTTGTTAATAAATCTGATCCAAATGCATTAAATAACAATTTTGCCATATTAATTTTATTATGTAGTGCAACATATGCAAATATTTCATGTTTATTGGAATAAAGCATTTGATAAATTTGATTAGAACTATCATATTTATTTAAATGAGAGGAGCAATTATTTAAAGATGGTCTATTCAAAACATTCATTTTATCAATTAATATAGGACATAAATATTGTAAAGCCAAAGTCAAATCTTTATAGCATATATTATATAATAATGATTGATCAATTGGCCGATCTCTAATCAAATATAATTCTTGTAATAATGGAGATTGACATAGTTCGTGATATGATAATCGCAAATTAGAGATATAATTATATTTTATTAATTGTTGTTTAAAGAAACGCCATTCACATAAAATATTATATATATAATAAGTCTTGTGATATGCTATGGAATGAGGACATATTCGTGGCGGTGGATCAAGTAATGCACAATCTTGACAAGAATCATACTTGGCTTTATATTTTTTATATCGTTGATTTTGATACTCGTTTCTAATTTGTTTTACTAAATCAATGAACTGATTCGGCCGATTTTTAACTCGTTTTAGAGATTGACAAATATATTTTCTTTCTTGATATTGTTGATAAAGAAATTCGGAAATTACATACCCAAGTTCCATAAAATCGAATTTTTCTAGATAAATATCTGATAAATGTATTATTTTAATCTTTTTCATTTTTTAATAATACTGGTGAAAATGTTAAGATCATGTTATTTTCAAATACAGCATCATTAAGTTTATCATTATAACTAGCTGCATCAATATGCCGGCATGAAATAAGAATTTCAATTGGACCATGTAAACTGGCTACATACCCTATACCATCAAGATGCATTTTAGTTGTTAAGTCTTGATATGGGATAGTTGATATATATAATTGATGATCTTGTTTATTAATTGTAGTTAAAAAATGTTTGGATCTTGATGTATAAGTCCCAGTTAAATCACAAATCGAAGAAAATGAACGACGGGTTAAAAATCGTGTTAGATAACAATGCATCATGATAATATCTGATATTTTTTAAGAAATTTAATATAAAGTGATATATGTTAGATGATTTTCAATTTTTAGAACTATGATCATTGCACTGTTCTATATCTTGTTGATCAGAATAATTCCAGAATATTTTATATTTATCTGTCCATATAACATACCCTGCAAGCCCTAAACTAAATCCATAATAAAGGCCGAAAATAATATGTAGCATGTATATTATAAAATTGATTTTTTTATAAATACATAAAATAATATTTAATAAGTTAGTACAGAAAAATAATATGGCCAATAAGAATACATATGTGCCATCAGTTTATTTATTAAGTCAACCAGAATATATACATCGGCCAGGATTATATTTTACCGAACAAGAAAAGAAATGGTTTCAACTGGGTATTTTACCAGATGGTCCTATTGCACGACGATTAATGTCGCTTAATAGAGAGGAAAAGGCAGATTTTTTAGATGCATGTGTGGAATACCAAAAAAATTATAATAATAAGACTAAAGGACGTTTTACAATACTTCGACATTCTAATTTAATTGAAAAAGAAGCTGATATGGTTATTTATGCCAATCAACAATTAAAATCTAATTATAATCCTACATATTTTCAAAATATGCCAAGATGCCTAATTATAAAAGATTATAATATAGATCAATTTATTATTAATATTTCAGATATAATTTCAGATCTGGAAATTATTACAGATGATCAACAAAATCAAAATGATTTTTTATAAATAAACATTTTATATTTTCTTTTTATATATATGAGTAATTTTTCGTGGGGGGTCGTTATTGTATTACTAATTGTACTGGTCATTTTGTTATGGCCTGATATCAAGGCATATTTAAAATCACTGAAACAGAAAACTTCGACAGACTCTCAAACTGGTGGACAACCAGCTCCTCCGATAAATCCTCCAGTAAATCCTCCAGTTAGCCCACCAGTAAGTCAACCAGTAAATCCTCCAGTAAATCCTCCAGTAAGTCCCCCAGTAAGTCAACCAACTGCTCCTGCCAAATGGATGTTTTATCCTGGACTTGATTCTCATGGATATGATATTGGTAATTTTCGTGGCAGTTTAAGTCAAATGAAAGCGAAATGTTTATCAATGCCTAACTGTAAAGGATTTAATGATAATGGATGGATGAAATATAAACTGACTCCAAAATCAAGATGGATATCATGGACGAATGATCCAAATAAAGGATTTCATGTTGCTACAGATAGAGTAACTGAATTACCAGAGGGTGGAGTACCACAATCATAAAATAAAATGATTTAGTTTAAATTGTTGTTCGTTGAGTAGTTTTAATTAATGTTGTTAATTTTTTTATTTTATTATCTAATTCTTGGATAGCTTTAACAATTGGAGCAATTAATTCTGTATATCGTAGACCATAAACATCGGCAAATTTATTATAGTATATCATACCTGTCTGACTGAAGTTTGTTTTATCTAAAACTTGTTGTGTTTTTTGAGCCGAAAAGCCCATAAATATATCTTGTTTATTGGTACCATGTGTCCAATGATATTGAATTGGTTCTAAGTCAAGAATGAAATCTAACCCAAGTTGACATTGACTAATAATATTTTTTTGCCGTTCATCAGAAGTATTAATTACGCCATTTGCAGCAAAAACTTCAGTCCATCTATTAGAAATACGACCTAGTCCCATAAGATTATCATTAGCGGGGAAGAAATCTGTACTATTGATTTCAACACGCGTATTTCCATTAGTTGTGAAATCGATTACTCCTAAAGTCGAACTAAAAATACCGGTAAGTAAATCGCCAGCAAACGTTAATCCGGGCGCTGCTGCTGAACCAGGTAAAAGTTGTAATTGTTGTGTAGCTATATGATTACCTAAATTATCGGCACCTACAGTTGTTAGATCTAATTCTCCTCCACCAAGAGTATTCCAATAAAGACTATTACTGCCTGTTTTTTTATATATCAGTCCTTCTGTTGATAAACTAGGAGCAGATGGAGCAGCTACATCAAGTAACTTAACTGGTAATAAAGAAGTTATATCTGTTGAACCAATTAATAATTGACCAACGCCATTAACAGATATACCCATCACTGAAGGTGATGTTGTATGACAATATAAACCCGAATCTGGTTTATCATTAAAGGAATATGAGGGTTTTGTGGCATCTCCACAAGTTAATGCAAGAATTTGATTTAGCGATAAATTAGGTACCGATGGACTACCTAAGCCTTCACTCATATTATATATATATAATTAAATTTGATTTCTAAATCATAAATAAACGTTGGATTTAAAACATCAAATATATGTCACATAAGGCATATTATATTCATCCTACAGAATATAATAGTGTTGAATTAAGTAAATTATTACAAAATTTAGACATTAATATGCCGATACATATTTATAAATATAATCAAATAATTTATATACAGATTACACGAGCATTATTTGACTTTTTAAATATAGCATTTGACAAATTTAAAAAAAAAGTTAATATTATAGAACATTATATTATTCTTCAGCGTAAGATATATTTAAATAAATATGGTTGGACTAAATTATTTGCCCAGATTGATAATTGTTCAAACTCTAAAGATCAGACAAATAATATTTTAATCGACAGAATTATACCAAATAATTGTATATTTACATTACAAGATCATATTTTAGAGTTAATTAGAAATATTGAACTTCAACAATACCATGAACAACAAATTAATAAACATGATATAAATATGAAAAATCTTGCACAATTATCAGATCAATATAATACATTATATAAAAATTATAATATGTTATTTGCAATTACAAAAAAATTATCAAAACAGATTAAAAATATTATAGATATTACAGGTGAAGATCATAAAATTCAAAATTTATTAGATCAATTTGAAATGTTTGAGAAAAAAAAAGATCATATCAAAGTTGATCCAAAAAAATTATATTATCTTATGCAAATTACATATCCAATTACTAATATTAATGGACTAAAATTATATAAATGGCGAATTGATTCAACATTACCTTATAAGAATCAGCCGATCACTATTTATAAACGACAATATGATAGTTTTAAAGATTTTTCACAGATTCATAGATTAGAATATATTCAGCAATATGAATATTTATATGTATGGTACCAAGATATATATCTTGATCTTAGATCTGTCAATATATTAAATGTACTATTTCGATTATTAAATTATATTGAAGAGTCCACTGCCATTGAGATTATTCAATTATTTAAGGATTGACTTCGATCTGTAAGCTAAAATGCTAATAAGTAATTTGACGGTTTGATATGCCTCTTCAATAATATTTTTTATATGAACTGGGTTTTTAATAATTTCAAATTGATTAGAATTTTGATCGAATGGTATACACTTTAATTCATTAGATTTAATACATAAATAATAATCACGTGATTTAAGGTGTATGCCATATTTTTCCATAATCATTAAATATAATTCTGGTATAGGTGGTAATATCTGATATTGTAATGGTATTATATTATTACATCGAATTAATAATATATCATCAATGGCATATAAAAAATTTCCAATTATTTTAGTATAACCAAAATGAACATATTGATTCGGCATAAATTGAATAATATTAAAATCTTCTGATTGATGGTTAATATAAGGCATATAAATATCAATAGCCATAGGCATAAATATAGGCATTGATATTTTATTAAATTGAACATTATAAAATAATGGATCATTGGATGTATTATTAAATTTAATGTATAATTTTGGGTGTGTAATAAAAGGGTAAGTAATTGTTGAAAAATTGCAAACCATATTATGATGGCCTACTTGATTAAATTGTTTTTGTTCGAGAATATAATCATTTATACAAATATGAAGAATAGTAGGTTGTGTAGTAGTTTTGACAAATGTTATACATAGATTTTTAAAAAAATCTGAGAATTTAGGTTGCTGATTTATAGGAATATTGTATTGATTTACTAATTGGCATTTTTTTTCATAAATAGGAATCACATTATATAAATCATATAATTTCATTTTATATATGTCTATAAGTGATTAATCATTTAAAAAAAATATATAGATATTACGATTCTTCATTGTCATAATAAAAGTAATGTGGATGCGTAATATCACCAAGTGAGTCAGAATCACTCACATAATTATAATTTGGATGATTCAAAGTATTTGATTTATTTGCCGTCTTATTCGTTTGTGTTGCTGCATTTGTATTTGAGGTATTAACGGTCATAGAATCAGCCGGAAACATATCAATGCTAGATTTGGTTCGAAAAACTGGTTGTTGCTTTATTTCAGATGACTTGCATAGAGAAAATAAATTGTTTGACATGTTGGGTTACTTAATCCATAAATATATTCATTTTTTTTAGGATTCACCCGTTGATGCAGATGTATTGAAATAACATCCACGCCATTGTTCATACCAACTTAAAAGAAATGCTTGTGACATCAAAAGTACGCCGATAATAACGACAACAGTTAATTTAATACTTGTACTTGATAGTAAATAGACGGCTACAGCTAATAGGAGAGCAACAACAACACCAACGGCAATATTTACCACAGTAAATTTTAAAATTCTTTCCCAACTTTCTTCTTTAAGTAAATTAAAACTTAATGATGATAATTCGTAAGGCATAAGCTCGACAAGGTATATATAATAAAATAATTAATTAAATTTAATTAATTAATATTTAAAATCTCAATGACTTAACCCATTTTTTATAAGAAATTGCGGTTCGATCACCTGTATATATCCAGCGAACTCCCTTAGAATTAATCGCAATTACTGTCGGTACAGCATGAACGGAAAATTTTTTGACTAATTGTTTATATTTTGGATTATCAATATTAATATCAATAATATTAACTTTGGACCACTGATTCGATCTTTTAAATTTCTGCCATTCTTTATTTGAAATTTGGCAATAATAACAACTTGGTTTATAAAATCTATAAACCTTTAATTTATATGGGTTATAAAAGTTCCATCCTAGCCAAATAATTATTAAACCAATAATAATATATATACATGTTTGACCCATTAAAATATATTAAAAGAATATAAAAAAGAATAAAAAATATAAAAACTATCAATAAAAATAATAATTTCTAAAATCTAAGTGCATTCTGATCAAGGATTAAAATTATAATCCTATCAAAATATGATGTTTAGATAAACATGTTCCTATAAATGTATAGCCTGTGGATTTAGTTGTAATTGTTTTGGGATATGTATCATAAATTAAATTATGATTATAATAAACTTTTTTTCCAATATAAGAATCTGGTAATGGTACTGAATTATAATATAATTGGCCCTTCAAGATTATTTCAACTGAGCTATTCTTTTGAGCAGCATTTTTTGTAAATCCGATAGATGCAGATAATGGTATGCCATTTCTATCTTTAAAACTTTCGCAGATTAAATAGTCGCGATTAATTAAATCAATAGTACATGCCCCACATTCTCTTTTATAAACACGTTGTCCATAATAGGTTTGTTCAGTATTTAAACTATTAGGCAATTTATTATCATATTTATAAAAGCAACATAATCCTAATTCTAAATATTCTCCATTATATGTAAATAATTGAATAGCTAACTGTTGTGATATATTTGAATCTATGTAAAATAATATAAAATTATTTATACCATAACCAAGCCCCATAGGAATTAATGTATTTTGGGATAATTTCTTTACATTTAGAATGATAAGTTTTTCACCAAAAGTATCTAAGGTTTGTAAAAATGCTGTATTAGATATGGTTTTTTCAACAGTAATAATATTAGAATGAATAGAATCATATATCATATCAATACAATCTGCTGACTCCATATTAATTAAAATATTATCTGAAACAATTATATTTTCAGTATATGAAGATGGTAAAAATGCTAAAAATTTATAATTAGCATAACTACATATAAGTATTTGACCGGGAACTAATAATGCTCGTAAGGTTTTATCAGGAACTATGATAGGTTCTTTAGATATGTTTTTAATATAAGTTCCCATTAAAATAGATTGATCTGCATGGCCGGACACTTTAAACATAAGAATAGATAAATTAAATTGTTCAGATTGATATATCACTACAACTAAAGTATCATCCATAGTAATTGTAGCGTCTAATGTTGTGATTGGCGATTGAACCAACAAATCGGTTGATTGCCATTGTTGTTCTAATTTAAGTAATGGAGTTGAATTTGTAAAAGTAAAACTAATTTTATTCACTATTAATTCTGTCGTGTTGCTATAAACAACGGCATATTTCTGATCTGCATTATGTAATTTAATAATCACAATTGGACAATAATCTAATGTTTTTAATTTAGCAATTTTTAATTCGGTAGTTTGATATAATTCAACATTATCTATATTTGTATTTACCATAGCTGCAACTAATATTAAATCAGCTGTATCATTAATATAAGAATATAGGTGTATATCATATTGTTCATTTAAATTATCCCATAGTGAAGAATAATTAATTTTTTGTTTAGTATCTGGCATCAAAGAATTTATATGTGATCCAGTATTATCAACTGTTATTACTTTACGAGAATAAAATTTTATTCCAGTTACTTTGTCAACTTGATTATTTGGTTTAATACCAACCAGATCGCCTTTATTTAAATCGGAGAAAGCTGTAAATACTTTAGACCCTGTATATGTAATCGATAACATATTCTCTTGTGCTTCTGGTGTATTAACTAGTTGACTATGACTAGTTAAATTCATATCATAATCGGGGTCAATCGTTAATGCAATAGGCATATCTGAGTTTGACATATTAGTATGAAAAACTAATTCTTTTTGAGAAGGGATCTCAATACCTTTATTAGTTATATATAAAGAGGGTGTCTCATAAATTTGGTAAACTAATTTATGGTTTTGCCCAACAATCGTTGTCAAATCATTATTATTAATATAAATACCTGTATATGGTGTTTTAAATCCATAAGCTGGTATTTGAGCTGATCCTAAACATTGCATTTGATGAGGTTGATTAGATATGATAGTATTGACACCAATTGATAATTGTGTTTCTCCCGCTACATTTAAATTTAAACGTGGTGTATTATTTAAATTAGTAGAACGCGATAAACTCGCTGATCCTGAGGTAATATCACTGGCTTGATATGATAATCCAGTATGTATATCTTCTTGAAAAGCATAACTTGGTAAATCATTAGAACCATTTGCACCAACTAAAATATGGCCTTGCTGAAATACCGCTGAACATATTTTTTGATCACAAATAGCGACATGGCCTGATTCTTTGATATACATTCCAGATGTATTATATTTTTCCCATGAATAAGTAGGTAATGTATTATTACCTAATTTATCGGCATGTAATGGATAATTTATATTATTATTTTTAATTAAATTATATTCGCGGCCGGCTATATACCAATATAATGCAGGATCATTTGATTTTCTATATAATGCTCCATCTTTATTAATATTTTGTGACTGTTCAGATAAAATAAGTGGTTTATAACAAGTTATATATTGATTAGTTAATTCAAACCCAGTTAATCCGTCTAAAGATAAGCCTAAAACATTTGTATTTTGTTGATTATAATATAAGCCAGATTTACGGTTTGCTATAAAACTATAACTAGGCATATTATAAGAACTGTTGGGAAGTTGAATACCTGATTTGGTAATTTGAAGAGCTTGACTACCATTAACAGAAACATGCATCGTAGTATTTTGAGATTCTGGTGATGTCACAGAAGTATTGGTTAAGAAAAATCCAGTTTTGACGGATTCTTTAAATGATAAACTAGGCTGATTTTTTGTTCCATTAATAAGTTGAATCGTATCAATAGGTTTCGTAAGATTAATATCATTATCTTGAGTGGCCCAATATAAATTATTATCATTAGGTTTTTTATATAAACACCCTTCTTGAATATGAGCAATTTCAGGTACTTTTGATGTATCAGTTAAAGTAAATAAATTATGAATGGTTGTTTTATCAGACGATGATGATACTGTTAGTTTTCCTTTTGTAGATAAACCAAGTTGTCCTGTTTCAATTAAAAAAACACCAGTTTGGTCATCAGTTTCAAAAGAATAAGTTGGTTTTTTTTGATTACCATCACTTGGTTGTTTATGGTATTTAAATAAATCCGAAGGCAACTGTGAAATAATATCTGGTAATGTGCGATCTAATTCTTTAGGCAATAATTGTGAAACCATGCTGGGCAATGCACGGTCTAACTCTTTAGGTAATGATTGTGAGACCATATTGGGTAATGCACGATCTAATTCTTTGGGCAATGTACGATCTAATTCTTTGGG